AACAGGCGCGGAAGCAACAGTTAAAGGCAGCTAATACAGGCAGCGCACAGGGAAGCGGTGAGCAGACCCGTAGAAAAGTCTATCGTAGGGCCGACATTATTAAACTAATAAAAACTGACCCCGAACGTTATCAAGCTTTATCAGAAGAAATACTGAAGGCATACGCGGAGGGTCGAGTCAAATAACTAATGGAGTAATTGACTAATGGCTACTGCAACATATCCCGGCGCAGGTGGTAATACTGCGTTAACAGAAGCGGCAACTTTTGTCCCCGAAATTTGGTCGGACGAAATCATTGCTGCTTATCAAAAAAACCTGAAGATGGCTCCCCTTGTCAAAAAGATTACAATGACTGGCAAGAAGGGCGACAAACTTCATATTCCTAAACCAACCCGTGGTGACGCCGCTGCTAAATCAGCGGATACGGCAGTTACTATTATTGCCAACACCGAAAGCGAACTGACCGTTGACATCAATCGTCACTTTGAGTACTCACGTCTCATTGAGGACATTGTAGAAGTCCAGGCTCTCAGCAGCCTGCGACAGTTTTATACGGAAGACGCTGGTTATGCTCTTGCCACGCGGGTCGACTCCGACCTTCACGCGACGGGCACAGGGTTTGGTGACGGCGGCGCAATCGTGTACTCTGGTGCAGTAGCCCCTACTGACTATCAGCACACTGGTTGTTTCTTCAATGACGGCGGTACTACGACTCAGTACACCGACGACACTATTGTCGCTGCGGACGTATTTACTGATGCGTTTTTCCGTGACATGATTCAGAAACTTGACGACAACAACGTTCCTATGGAAGAGCGTGTACTCATTATCCCGCCTTCTGTTCGGAAGACAATTATGGGTATTGATCGTTATGTATCTTCTGACTTTGTTACTGGACAAGCAGTACAGTCCGGTCTCGTCGGTAATCTGTACGGCGTTGACGTCTATGTATCCGCTAACTGCGTAAACATAGAAGCTGCGTCGGCTAATACCGCGTCGTCTGTTGATACCCGTGCTGCCTTGCTTTTCCACAGGGACGCTGTTGTCCTTGCAGAACAGCAAACAGTACGTTCGCAAACCCAGTACAAACAGGAATACCTGTCTACTCTGTATACGGCTGACTGCCTGTACGGGGTTCAGGTGTATCGTCCTGAAGCTGGTTTCGTTCTCGCTGTCGCTGAGTAACGAACTTAAGGGGGGTCTCACGACCCCTCTTTCTTTTTTTTTATACACTCTAGGACTTCTAGTTCATGGCTACGACAATCAAATTAAAAAACGGTTCTGGTGCGCCAGCAGCTAGTGACCTTGTTCAAGGCGAACCTGCACTAGACCTAACAAACAAAAGGCTGTACTCGGAAAACTCCAGTGGTACAGTAGTTGAAATAGGTTCTAACCCTTTAGCTTTGTCTATCGCAGGAACAGCCGTTACTTCTACAGCAGCAGAATTAAACATATTAGACGGCGTTACGTCCACGGCAGCAGAATTAAACATATTGGACGGTGTGACTTCGACTACCGCAGAGCTTAACATCCTTGACGGTGTAGCAGCTACGTCTGCTGAGTTGAACATTATGGACGGAGTTACCGCTACTACAGCAGAACTCAACATCATGGACGGTGTTACGTTAACGGCTTCTGAGTTAAACATTTTGGATGGTGTTACTTCGTTTTTAGACGAAGACAACATGGCGTCTAACAGTGCCACAAGTATCGCGTCGCAGCAGTCAGTGAAAGCTTATGTCTTGGCGCAGACAGGAACGTCGCCAGGGTCGGAGTTTACGTCCCCTATTATAAACGCAGGGGCGCAACTAAAGAATGGCGCAACCAGCGCAGGGTATCTTGAGTTCTTTGAAGACTCAGACAACGGGACAAACAAAGTAACGCTTATTGGCCCTGCTGCAACGGCTGACATAACTTTAACACTGCCAGCCACAGCAGATACTTTAGTCGGTAAAGCAACAACAGACACCTTAACTAATAAAACACTGACAACGCCTACAGTCACAACTCCTGTTATCAACGCAGGAGCGCAGCTTAAAAATGGTGCTACCTCTGCTGGATTTGTAGAGTTCTTTGAAGACTCTGATAACGGTACAAACAAGGTCACGCTGATCGGCCCTGCGTCTACGGCTGATATTACGTTAACACTTCCATCTAGTGATGGAGATTCTGGACAATTCTTACAAACAAACGGCTCTGGCGTAATGAGCTGGGAAGACAGTACAGGAATGTCTACAAGCAAAGCTTTCTATATGGGACAATTATAATGGCAGTTAAAATTTCAGGCGTTGATCTAAGCGCGAACACAACAGCAAATATAGGGCAAGCCGGTTCTAGTGGTGGCACATTTACCGTTCATATTTTAAATCGTGGCACTGGGTCTGCTCTTGTTCAACTAGGAGTTGGAGATAGCTCTGCTACTTTCGCTGCCGCGCAAAAACTTCTTGAGTCTACACTGGTAGGGCCAAATGAGTCTTTAACATTTAGTCCAGTAGTAGCAGGAGCTAATGACTATGTAATTGGACGTAGTACGTTAGCGAGTGTAAACATGGTAATGATGGGGCATGACGAATAATGAGTGGATTATCTGCAAGTATTATAACAAACAGGGCAATGCCTATTTGGCCCCGATGTATTAGTCCTAATTATTTTTATGGACAGCTAGATAATGGAGAACCCGGTAACAGATATTTTGAAGGATTTCAGAATGACAGTCTTGCTGGTAGCTCAATTGAACATCATGGGCAGAATTCTGCTGCACCTTTTGTTTATTACAACGGGCAAGGGACGCAAGTTACATCAGGCGTTTGGAATAGCACCGGCATCACACCTGCTGAAGCGTGGGATGATGGAGACGAATGGGCAGGTGCGTATATGGATGCGTCTGACGATAAACTCTATCTGTTAGTACGTGATGTAGGCACAAGTCCAGACACGTTGCGTATGACGAGCGTTGACAAAGACGGTACTGTAGTTCTGGAAACTGCTGCATTTCAAGTCACTAATACCGCGTTTGAAGGGCCAGAGTTTCATTTTGCAGCTGGGCCTGCAATGTACCGCGTTGGTCATGTGGATGGAACAGGTAATTTTCGTTACGACATACTGAAGGCAAGCACAGACGACGACGATGGTCTCGCTCCCTTTGATGGCTGCCGCATAGAAATAAACACGTCTGGTGGTACAGTGAATAGTATATCAGCGAATACTATGGCTGAAGTAACTGACGGCATTATGCCAAATAATTTGTATGCGTATAGAACAATTGACACAAACGTTCTAGGGCCAACGACAAACAATATTATAGGCGGGCCAACGGCCCTTGTCGCCGCGGCTTACGGTGACCCTAGACACAGGGGGACTTTAATTAACATGACTACGGGTAATGCTGCTCACTCAATACCTTTTGGGAAGGACTGTCCTTTTATGGGCAATACTGCTAATGCCGGTTACAACGCAGTCCATTGGCTTGGCACTATTCGTTTTTTCGGCGCATATACTTCTGCAACACCAGCAGGAGGTACTGCGTTTGAACGTGAAACTTTCCATAATTTTATGGACGAATTAGCTGTTTTCTACGGGATTTTATAATGAGATACACAACTGTAAATACGAATGAAAACGGACTGACCATATTTCCTGCAAGTGACTTTTTAAACATGCTCACTGAAACTGAAATGTGTGCGTTGTTCAGAAGTAGTACGCAAATAATTGCTGATACAGCGTTGCTCATGTCCCATCGTGATTCAGAGGTAAATGTTAAAAGCACAAGATTTAATGATGTGATGACGGCTTGTGTTGCTGAAAATATCTTTACTGCTGATCGTGTAACTGCGTTCAAGCGAGGCATTCGTCTTATGCGTCCTGAAGAGATGTAGATGGACGTTAATTCATTACTAGATTTCTGGCCTGTGTTTGTGGGTTTCATCACACTTGTGGTTGTGTTGGCGAAAATGAATCTGTCAATTGACACGCACAGTGAAAAAATAAAAACTTTATTTGAGCTTTGGAATAAGAAGTTTAATAAGTAGGAATAATAGAATATGGATATACACATTATTTTTGAATACATTAAAAAGGCTTTTGAAGCTACTAAAGCCTGGTTCTTAATGGCTTGGAAAACTGTAAGGTCTGCTGAGTTTTGGGCAGTACCACAAGTACCAACGTCTTTAAAGAAAAGTAAGTCTAGTGTCAAACCCAAGAGTCCTCTAACAGAAAAAGTAAAGACAAAAATAGTAACTGACTTCGCAACCTAAGAGCAAAAGGAAATCTATGTCTTTTATAACGAGCATCTTAGGAAATCTTGGAGGTAAGGTTGTTGAAGCTATTTCCAACCGTTCCGAAAGAAAGCACGTTGAGAAGATAAGGCACTTAGAAATAGAAGAGCTAAGACATAAAACTAAAGTAGAGCTGATTGCTAAAGGGCAAGAGTTAGACAATAGTTGGGAAATGGAACAAATAAAAAACTCTGGCTGGAAAGACGAGGCAGTCCTTATAACTCTACTTATCCCGCTTTGGCTTTGCTTTGTTCCCCATACTGTCATTTATGTCGAAAACGGGTTTAGGGCTTTAGCCCAAACTCCTGACTGGTATCAATGGCTTATTTTAGTAATTTTCACAGCAATCTACGGCATAAGAATATGGAGACGAAAGTAAGCATGGGTGCAAAAAACGAGGTTTATGGCGTAGAGTTAGCTTTTGAAGCTTTAGAACGTATAGCGAACCACGAGAAAGAATGTGGAAAGCGTTGGTCTGAAGCTGTTGTAGAACTGAGAGGCTTAAAAAACGCAACAGACCTTCATGCTGCTCGTTGGGAAAAACTAATGTGGGTTTTTGTTGGTACGTTAGTTACTTGCACAATTACTGTCCTGTCCACCGTTGTTTTATAGAATACTGAATAAAGGTCTGTAAGCACTATGGCACGTAATTTTGAACCAGATTTTGATGATTTCAACAATCTTGTAGATAGAGGAGCGGAACTTGATGAAACTCTGGCTAACGATCTTTTCTACCAAAATCTAGGTTCTAAAGGAGCTAAAGCACTCTATAGAGAGTACGTAAAGGATAAATTATTTGGTCCCAATACGTTTGAAAAATTTACAGATTGGCTTAATTCTGACCCGGCAAAAGATTTTAGACACGGGGGGGTGGATAATTCGACACCTATAGACGCAGAAGACATAGCTGAAATTTATGCTAACGAAGCAAGACGAGAAGCTTTAGGACAAACCACAGCAGAGTTCTATGGGGGTGCTACAGAAGAAGTAGTTTCTCTAAATGAGGACGAAAGTTTATCTGACCCTGTTCCACAGCTAACCTCCGATCTACAAGTAGAACAATTCAAAGGCCGAGAAAAAGAGTTTGTAGACGTTTTTACAGCGCAAGGTGCGGAAGGACTACGTGAGCTTTTAGAAAGCCAAGGTTTTAACCCCAAAACTATAGATCAAATGCTTGAAGCAGTAATGGATCAGATTTTAATTGAAGGCGGTCCATTCATCGGAGGTAGGTTAAACCCCGATGGATCAACATCTATTATTATGTCTGTGCCACTTCCTTTGCTTCCAGGTGGTATTTTAGAGTTAGAGATTATAGACAGTAACGGGAAGTTTGTTTTTGGAAAGTCAGTTGCTGAAAAAGTTGGAGAACTAAAAGACAGAGTATGGAACGAAGACGGGACAGGTATTCTTCAAGATATACCGGGAAAAATAAAAGATTTAACGACAAAGATTTTTGACGTACTTCGCGGAGAAGGAAAAAACCCAACAAAAGTTAACTCATCAGGTAGTATTTTAGACGCCGCTGGTAACATTATAGGCAGTATTTTTGACATTGGTAATCCGCTTGGTGTATACATTGAAGACAACTCATGGATCATTGGTCATATTTTAACAAAGGCTGTTGGCGAAGTAAACGAAAACTTAGAAAAACAAAATATTTCAGGAGAAGTAGAAAACGGCACTACCAACCCTGATGACATTACTACTGATGACATTACTACTACTGATGACATTACTACTGATGATATTACTACCACTGATGACATTACTACCGATGACATTACTACCGATGACATTACTACTGATGACATTACTACTACCGATGACGTTACTACTACTGATGACATTACTACTACCGATGACATTACTACCGATGACGTTACTACCACGGATGACATTACTACCGATGACGTTACTACCACTGATGACGTTACTACTGATGACGTTACTACCACTGATGACGTTACTACTGATGACGTTACTACCGATGACGTTACTACCGATGACGTTACTACTGATGACGTTACTACCACTGATGACGTTACTACTGATGACGTTACTACCACTGATGACGTTACTACTGATGACGTTACTACCACTGATGACGTTACTACTGATGACGTTACTACTGATGACGTTACTACCACTGATGACGTTACTACTGATGACGTTACTACCACGGAT